GTCCAAAGATGAAGTCCAGCAAGTTGAAAAATTGATGCTCGACAAAGGCATTACTAATCACGAAGCAGCAGCCGAGTATCATAATTTTATGAAACAGGCTGCTGTTCCTACACCTACTGGCTACAATCCCAACCCAATGCGGCAGTTTGACCTCAAGGCGTTCCACAAGAACCCTGTGCAAGCTGCTCGTGATGTTGCGGCTGAGTCGCTACGTGAGTTTCGCAAACCTACACGACCAATTGGTCTGTAAGGTCAAGGTTAACAACAGGGGATTTTTTTCTAGGAGTCTTTCATGGCTATTGGTGGCGGCATCATTCCGAGTACTGGCTCTGCCCAGTACACCGAACTTTCCTACGTAACCCGTCGGGCGTTCATTCCTAAGTTGGTTGTGCAACTGTACAACTCAACTCCCCTGTTGGCAGCATTGTTGTCCAACTCACAACAAGCCTCTGGTGGTGTGTCATCCGTGACCGCTCCCGTCCAAGGCTCACAGATGATTACATCGCAATGGTCTGATTACAGCGGCTCGTTCGCTCAACCATCAGTTCAAGTCGGTGTGACCAACGCTGAATACAACTTGAAGTTGATGATTGCTCCCGTGCCGTTCCTCGGCATGGAAGGTGCAGTCCAACAAGACTACGCTGTTATTCCTCTGATTGAGGCTCGTATGAACGATGCCACAAACAGCATGATGGACAGCATGGCTACCGCTCTGTACAACAACACGACCAACAACCAACAGTTCATTGGTTTGCCCGGCGCTATTGATGACGGTACAACCCTTGCCACATACGGCAACATCAACCGTACCAACAACACATGGTGGAAATCAAAACTCTACTCTGCTGGTACTGTTAACCCAACTCGTCAAAACTTGTTGCAATACATCAGCGGTACTGTCAAAAACGCTGCTGAAGTCCCAACATTCGGCGTGTGCGGTTTTGGTACATGGACTCTGTTGGCTCAAGACTTTGTTGGTCAAGAGTCTTACGTCATCACACCCGGTAAAGGTGTTGGCTTTGACGCAGACGCAGATGGTCCTCAATCTGGCTTCCGCGCCTTGATGGTTGCTGGTGTGCCAATCTATCCAGACCCATACTGCCCAGAAGGTACTGTGTACTTGCTCAATAGCAACTACATGTCTCTCTACATCCACGAACAAGGTTCGTTCGCATTCACAGGATTTGAGTCAACTTTGGCTAACTTCCAAGTCGGTTATGTCGGCGCTGTGTTGACAATTGCCGAACTGGTGGTCACAAAACCAAAAGCCATGACGAAAGTTACTGGTTACAACTCATTGACCATCTAAGGAGTAATTCATGTTCAATCAAATCGGTTTTGGCGCTCGCGGCACTAACTGGCCTGCAACACCAATCTCTCTCGCTTCTGGTCAGGTGTACACCGTCCCCAGCGGTCAATACTCTGTGAAACTTGGTCCATATACTGCCATTCAGCAGTTTGATGGCACTTCACAAACTTGGCGCACCAACGACACCACTACTCAATCTGGTCAAACTTTGATTTCGTCTGACGGTTACAACACCCGTTTGATAAACTTGACCGGTACTGTGGTCGGCGCTGTTATCACCACCGCTGGTAGCGGTTACACCAACGGCATCTACACTCCCGCTCAACAGTTGGGTACTGTAGCTGCTCCTTCTGTGACATTCGCAGCAGGTGGCGGTACTGTTACTGCTACCGGCAACGTGATTGTTGGCGGCGCTATCAACAGCACCATCACCATTACTACCGCTGGTACTAACTACACCAAAGCACCAATCATTGTGATCTCTGCTCCTCCTGCTGGCGGCGTTCCTGCTACTGCAACTTGCACCATCTCTGGTGGCGCTATCAACGCAGTTACAGTTACCAACCAAGGCGCAGGCTACACAGTTGCTCCTACCGTGACCGTGGTTAACGCCAACGGCGACACTACTGGTTCTGGCGCTGTGTTGACAGTCAACTCGACTTTGGTCGGCTCTGGCACTATCACCGCCATCACAATGGCAAACAACGGTGCTGGTATGACTTCCGTTCCTGCCATCACATTCAGCCCAGCATCAACAACTGCTGCTACCGCTGTGATGTGCTTGACAATGACCGGTATCTCTGGTGCATCTGGCGTGGGCTACACCAACGCTGCTGTTGCTCCTTTGTACGCAACATCGAACGTCACTGCTGGTACTGCCACATTGACCAACCCCAACATCTCTACAGGTATCTTTACGCCTCGCGCTGCTTACGGTTACGCAACCAACACCAGCACCACAGCGTTCACAGGTACTTTGATTGACGGTGGTTTGCATCAAGTGGCTTCTGCCAACGTGGGCTTGTTGAGCCTCGGCGTGGCGTTGGGTACAACCAACTTCACATTGACCACAACATTCGGCGGCGCGACAGATTACGTTTATCTGCAAACCGTTTAAGGAGTCAAGAACATGGCTGCTTCTCGTGTTGCAAATAAATTGCCAAGTCAATTTGGTAGCATCCTGCTGGCTGTTGTTCCGTCGCTCAACTTGAATGCAACAGGCGACACGCTTGTTGCTTTCGCCGATACTCCCACAAAGTTTCGGGTTCGTGCGATTGCAATGACCAACGGGTCTATCAACCCAACCACAGCACGTTTCACCGTGCAGACCGCAGCTAACGCTGGTGGTACTGCCGTTGTGACTGCCGTGACTCCTTCTTTGGCTTCTGCCGCTGTTGTGCAAGATTTGTCGATTGCGTCCACAAACGCATTCTCACAATCTTATTTGTACATCAACGTGGGTACTGCACAAGGTGCAGCAGCTACTGTTGACTTGTACATTTACGGCGATATTTTGACTGCTTAATATGTGGGTAACAAACAACAGCGAACACGACCTCGTTGATGGCTTTGACGGCAAGCGCTATACGTTTGCCAAGGGCGTTCCCGTGGAAGTTCCACCTGTTGTTTGCAACCATGTATTTGGGTATGGGGACGATAACAAGACCCCTTACCTGCAACGTCTTGGATGGATGACGCATAGCGGGGAATACGATAAGGCTCTTGAACGTCTTAACGCATTCTCGTTTTCGTCGAACCGTCCCAATGTCCACGTTCTATCCCCCGTGGTTGATGCAAAGCCAGTTCCTGCGCCTAATAAGCGTGGGGCTGGCAATGTACAAAAAGCCGCCTAACATCATGGAGCATAAATGCAGCCCCCACAGTCGCTGTCCGACTACATCACGGAATGCCAACGATTGCTGCATGATGCAAACGGTAATTTCTATTCAACAAGCGAATTAACCGATTACATCAACGATGCAAGGTTTAGGCTCGTGCGTGACACAGGTTGTCTACGTACTTACCAAACATCAAGCGTTTCTGCTAATCAGGAAGTAATCGCTACCTCATCTTTGCCCAGCGGCACAAACACGCTGGACATTCTCAACTTCAATTTGATCTGGGGCAACACCCGTATTGCTTTGCAATACCTGCCTTGGACTGACTTCAACGCTCGACTGCGCTACTACCAAAATTATGTTGGCAGACCTATTGCCTATTCTATGTATGGGCAAACCAACATTTACCTTGGTCCTGTGCCAGATCAAACATACAGTATCGAACTTGATACAGTTGTTTTGCCAACAGCGTTGAGCAACTCATCTCCAACAGAAACCATCCCGCTGCCGTACACCACGCCGGTGTCGTTCTACGCCTGCTACAAAGCAAAGCACAAAGAACAAGCGTTTGGCGAGGCCGAAATTTTCATGCAAGAGTACACCAAGCAAGTGCAAGCCGTTCTTGCGTCTGTGTTTACTCGTCGCATCACAACACCATACTTGATGGGGTAAGCATGGACACGCATTACATCATTGAAGGATTGTTTGCGTTGTGTGGCTTTTTTGGCGGGTACACCGTTAACAGTATGGCTCGTAGTGTTGAAAAGATTGAAGACAAGTTAGACCGGTTCGTCATAAAAGAAGATTACAAAGACGATCTGCACGACATCAAAGAGATGCTCAACAAGATATTTGAAAAACTCGACAACAAAGTTGACAAGTAAGGAATCACATGACCGCTTCAACCGCTCTTACCCCAACCAACACATTTGGTGGATTGACGGGTTCAATTGCGTTGAACCTGTTAGATGGCAACTACACTCAGATTGCCACGTTCCTAAACAGCACCAACAACTACAGCAATTACGTTGCTGATACTGGCGCTGCCAACGCTTATGTTGCGACTTTCCCAACAAGCATTACAGCCACGCTCACCGCAGGCTTGATGATTATTGTCAAGATTGCCAACACCAATACTGGCGCGTCTACCATCAACGTCAACAGTCTTGGCGCTAAAAACATTTATAACCCCAACCTCACAACATTGACCGCAGGCGCTCTTGTTGCTAACGAGTTGGCTGTGTTGATATATGACGGTACGCAATTTATTTTGTTGACCACATTGGCGTTGAACAACCCCATCATCACCAATTACACCGAGACTCTTTACGCTATTGGTAACAGTTCTACAGCCATTACGCTGTCGTTGAGCAACGGTACTGTGCAAACGGTGACGTTGACCGGTAACTGTACGTTCACCATGCCTACTGCTGCGGCAGGCAAGTCATTCATTTTGATTGTCAGTACCGGTGCGGGTGCGTTTACAGGTACGTTCACAAGTGTGAAGTGGCCTAACAACACAGCGCCTACATTGACCACCACGGCATCACGCTGGGACATTCTGGCGTTTTTTAGTGATGGCACAAACTGGTACGGCAACTACGCACAGGCGTTCGCATAATGTTTGCATCCAAAGACTTGTTCTTTACGCCACCCGGCGGTGGCTACACACTTAATCGCAGCTTGCGGTTGCGTTCGTCTGCGTCTGCTTATTTAAATAGAACTTTTGGCACTGCAACATCTCAATCAATTTTTACTTTTTCTGCTTGGGTAAAACGAGGAAAACTTGGTGCTACGCAAACTTTATTTGGTTGCAGCACCTCTCAGTTTGATGGGATTTTATTTAATACATCAGACCAATTAGTTGTTTACAGCAATGGCGGTGTTGGTTTAACAACTTCTGCCGTTTATCGTGACCCATCTGCTTGGTACCACCTTGTTTATTTGCATAATGGAACATCAAATACTATTTATATTAATGGTGTTAGTGTTGGAACGGGCACTTTTTCTGAAACAATTTTAAATACAGCCAACTCACATATTATTGGTCAAAACAGTAGTTCAAATTATTTTGACGGTTATCTCACCGAAATTAATTTTATCGACGGTCAAGCGCTGACACCATCATCGTTTGGCTCATTCAACTCAATAACAGGTGTGTGGCAACCTACCAAGTACGCAAGTACTTATGGGACTAACGGGTTCTATCTGAACTTCAACAACAATGCGTCCACCACAACGCTTGGCTACGATACTTCTGGCAACAGCAACAACTGGACAACCAACAACATCTCTCTGACTGCTGGTGCAACATACGACAGCATGACAGATGTGCCAACGCTGACGAGTGCGACTGTTGCTAATTATTGTGTGTTGAATCCGTTAAATCACCTTGGAACAATTACGCCTTCCAACGGAAACTTGACTGTTATTGGGGCTGCTGACAACGCTCAAGTAAGTGGCACTATTGGTATGGATACGGGTAAATGGTACTACGAACACACCATCACCGCCATTGGTGGAGAGCAATCGGTTGGAATTGGAGGTTCTCTTGCTCCATATTATGTTGGAGGAGGGTCAACCCAATACGGTTACTATGCATTCAACGGAAATAAATATAACAATTTAACAAACACAGCATACGGGGCAACATTCACAACTGGCGACGTTATCGGTGTTGCTTATGATGCTGGCGCAGGGTCGTTGACGTTTTATAAAAACGGCGTGTCTCAAGGTGTTGCTTTTACGGGCATCACGGGAACAATGTACCCTCTTGTTGCAAGTAGAGCGACAGGTGGAACAAACCAAAGTAACCTTAACTTTGGTCAACAGCCGTTTGTTTACACCCCACCCACAGGTTTCGTGGCGCTGAACACATACAACTTGCCAACGCCAACAATCAGCAATGGTGCTAACTACTTTGCTGCTACGACCTATACGGGTAACAATACTTCGCCAACATCAATTACTAACGGAGGAAACAACACAATTGGAAAAACTTTTTATCCAGATTTAGTTTGGATTAAAGATAGAACAAGTGCATACAACCATGTGTTGCAAGACTCTGTTCGTGGTACAGGGGCATCTAAAAAATTAGCTTCGAATTTAACAGTAGCAGAAGGTGATGCAAGTACATTAGCGCCATATGGCGATGTTTCTGCATTTAATTCAAATGGATTTTCTTTAGAAGCAGGTTCAACTGATTCAAGACAAACTAACGCTAGTGGCGACGCTTATGTTGCTTGGCAATGGCAAGCAGGCGCTGGCTCATCATCATCCAACACCAACGGCTCTATCACATCTACTGTAAGTGTTAATGCTACGGCTGGATTTAGCATCGTCACCTACACAGGCACAGGCTCTAACGCTACCGTGGGTCATGGATTGGGTGTCCAACCTAAAATGGTCATCATTAAACAAAGAAATGCTGTAACAAATTGGGCGGTAAATCACTCTGGCATTTGGTCTACTGGTCAAGGCGTGATGTATTTAAATTTGACCAATGCAAGCGCTAATGATGCAACTTTCTGGAACTCTACAAACCCAACATCTTCTGTAATTTACTTAGGAACAAATGCTTCTGTAAACGGAAGCACTGGAACTTTTGTCGCTTACTGCTGGTCAGAAGTAGCAGGCTTCAGCAAGGCGTTTTCATATACAGGGAACGGAAGCACAGACGGAAGTTTTGTTTATTTAGGATTTCGTCCAAGAATGGTGTTGATTAAACGAACAGACTCAACAGGAAACTGGTATATCTGGGATACATCAAGAAACACATACAACGTAGTTGGCGAAGAACTTTATCCAAA